GCAAGATAAATACACTGTATATAAGAAAGGTACTCCTATTCATGTTCGTGGTGCATTGATGTGCAATGACCAAATCAAGAAAAAGGGTCTTTCTGTTGAGGGAATCAAAAACGGTTCCAAGGTAAAGTTCTGCTACCTTAAAATGCCTAACCCAGTTATGGAAAATGTAATATCGTTTCATCCATTTCTACCCAAAGAATTTGATCTACACGATCATATTGATTATGAGATGCAGTTCAACAAGACATTCAAAGACCCATTGAAGCTAGTATCAGATGCAATCAATTGGGAACTTGAACATATAAATTCACTCGAAGGCTTTTTTTCATGAAAATGATTATACCAACATTTGAAGATTTTTCTAAACGCAAGTATTATGAAGCAATGTATGAAAGAGACATTTGGGGTACCCCAGTTACCTCAGTTGGAAAGTGGTTAAAAGAAAACGAAGAGTTTCTTAGAGAAGAGTATTTACTAATCGCTAATACGAAAAAAGATTTAGAGTCAGAAGACAAATAGGAGAAAACAATGTCAGATATATTTGATTTCGGTTTCACAGCCGTAGACGAAGATGAACTACAGTCGGTAAAGGCTGTCAAGCAAGAAGCAACTCAGGCTTCATCATCAGTAAAAACTTTGCAGGGTCAGTTAGACGAACTGTATAATGCAGTAACACCACTACTTAACAATCTAAAAGCGAATCCAGAGAAAGAATACATTCTATGGCCTAACCGTACTCTTAAAATTGAGCAGTTCGAGAAAAAATTGTTTGACATTTACAACAAGTAGTGTTATAATAGCCTCGTGAAGTATAATATAGAATTTGAATTTGGAGAATAAATTATGTCGTCATTAATGGAAAAACTTGCTAAGAACTCGACAATCAAGGCAACATCAAATATCATGGACTCAAAGGTCTTTGGTAAGAAAGAAATGTCCCCGACACCAGTTCCTATGGTGAATGTTGCATTGTCTGGTCGAATCGATGGTGGGTTGACACCGGGTCTGCTCATGCTTGCAGGTCCTTCAAAACACTTTAAGTCTGCATTTGCATTGTTGATGGCTGCCGCATATCAGAAGAAATATCCCGAAGCAGTTATACTGTTTTATGATTCTGAGTTTGGTACGCCACAGTCGTACTTTGAGTCGTTTGATGTAGATATGGATCGAGTGATTCATACACCGATTACTGATGTCGAGCAGTTGAAGTTTGATATCATGCAACAGTTAGATGGTCTTGATAAGAAAGATAAAGTTTGTATCGTGATTGATTCTATCGGTAACCTTGCTTCTAAGAAAGAAGTTGAAGATGCTATGTCTGGTAAATCAGTTGCTGATATGTCTCGTGCCAAGCAGATGAAGTCTCTGTTCAGAATGGTTACACCGCACTTGAATCTAAAAGACATTCCTCTTGTTGCTGTGAATCACACATACAAAGAGATTGGTCTATATCCAAAAGATATCGTATCTGGTGGTACTGGTGCTTACTATTCTGCTGATGCTATCTGGATCATTGGTCGCCAACAAGAGAAAGTTGATAAAGAGATTGCTGGCTATCATTTCATCATCAACATCGAGAAGTCTCGTCATGTTCGTGAGAAAGCGAAGATTCCAGTATCTGTGACATTTGAGGGTGGTATCTCGAAATGGTCTGGTCTAATGGATGTCGCTGAAGCAGGTGGTTATATCGTCAAGCCTAAAGTTGGTTGGTACGAAGCAGTCGATCCATCTACTGGTGAAGTATTGTGCGATAAGATGATGCGAGCCAAAGAGATTGCTGATAACAAAGAGTTCTGGCTGATGATGTTTGAGAAGACTGATATTGCAAACTTTATTAAAGAGAAATACACAATGGCAACTAAGTCATTGTTAGAAGACGATTCAGAGATGCCAGATATGGAGACAATCGCAGATGCTTGAGCAAACGATTCTATCGGGATTGTTACATAATGAAGACTATATGCGTAGGGTTATTCCCTTTCTTACTGAAGAATATTTTGATGATTTCTCAGAGAAGGGTGTCTACAAAGCAGTAGCAAAATATATAGCAGATTACAACGGGGTGCCTACAAAAGAGGCACTTCGAATCTCTATTGAAGAAAAGTCTAACATTAGTGATGAGCAGTTCAAAATGATGTCAGATATCATCTCAGGTCTTGAGTACGATGAGAAAACTGATGTCGAATGGCTAGTTGATAAGACAGAACAATTCTGTCAAGACAAGGCTGTTTATAATGCTGTTCGTGAATCTATTCTTGTGCTTGATGGTCAACACAAAGAACTAGAAAAAGGTTCTATTCCCGATCTGTTGAGTAAAGCACTTGGCGTATCATTCGACCAAAGTATTGGTCATGACTTTCTAGAATCGCCAGAAGAACGATATGAGTTCTATCATACAAAAGAAGACAAGATTGCATTCGATCTTGATCTGTTCAACAAGATCACAAAGGGTGGTCTGTCACGCAAGTCATTGAGTATCGCACTTGCAGGTACTGGTGTTGGTAAGACTTTGTTCATGACTCATTGTGCATCTGCCAATCTTATGGCAGGTAATAATGTTCTCTATATCACAATGGAAATGGCAGAAGAGAAAATATCTGAACGAATTGATTCTAATCTAATGAACACAACGATTGATAGTCTTGGTGAGATGCCTCGTGATGTCTATCTCAAGAGAATCAAGCGAGTCAAAGATAAGACAGCGGGCAAGTTGATTGTCAAAGAGTTCCCGACAGCAAGTGCTGGCTCTGCCCACTTCCGACATCTACTCAATGAACTGAAGTTAAAGAAGAACTTTACTCCAGATATCGTTTATATCGATTATCTAAATATATGCACAAGTTCTAGAATGAAAGCGGGTGCGAATGTAAATTCGTACACGATGATCAAAGCAATCGCAGAAGAACTTCGTGGTCTTGCTGTTGAGTTCAATGTTCCAATCTTGAGTGCAACACAGACAACGAGAACTGGCTATAGCAGTTCAGACTTGAATCTTGAAGATACATCTGAATCGTTTGGTCTACCTGCAACTGCTGACTTTATGTTTGGTTTGATTTCAACAGAAGAACTAGAAGGTCTTGGTCAGTTAATGGTCAAGCAGTTGAAGAATCGATGGGGTGACACAAACTATCTCAAGCGATTCATCATTGGTATTGATAGAGCGAAGATGAAGCTATTTGATGCAGAGGATTCTGCTCAAGATTTAGTCAGTGATAGTTCATCAACTCAACAGACTGACAGTAAACCTGCTTGGGGCGATAAGAAAGACAACATCACTTCATTTAAAAACAAAAAGAAACCAGACTTTGGTGGATTAAAATAGGAGAAAATTATGTGGCTTTGGATGGTAAGTAGTATTGCAGGTTCACTTTTAGGTGCGGCATCTACGAAATGGTTTAAAGATACTAAAGCAGGTTTATGGTGTTACGCCAAGTTCGAGCAAATTGCTGACTGGGCAACCGAAAGATATGGCATTGATATCTTGGATAAAGAAGGCATTGCATGGAGACGAAAGTACCCGAATGTCGCAAAACAGATAGACGAGTTAAACGCTGAAGTAGACGCATTGGCTAAAAAAGTAGCAACTCTCGAAACGAAGAAGAAAACGACAAAAAGTAAAAAATAACCCTTGACATTTAGTTTGTTTGTGTTATAATAGTTAGTATTAATAGTGAGAGGGACCTATATTATGACAGATGTGGTTAGTTATTATGCTCCATTGAGAGACTTTATTTTCGGTCAAAGTGATTTTCAGAGAAAGTATCGTGATGATCCTTCTTTTAACTTTGATCGTCATGCTGATTATCCATTTGAGAACATCAACCTTAGACAGTCTAAAATTCTTTTGAAAAGTCTTTGGGATTATGATTGGGATAAGCATGGTGAATTACACTATATGGATTTTCTGATTAGTCTTAATTTGAGAGAAGCTGTATCAAATTTAGACGATGTAGAAGCTGAGAAATTTGCTAAAGAGATATTTGATAAGATTGAGGATAAAATCTTTGACATTATCTTTTATCAAGCAACTATAGATGATTCTGAAGGTTTTGGACTACACCCATCAAAAATCTAAACTTATGTATACACAAACTCGCTAAAAATGTAGAGGTAGCGTAGAGATGCAAGATATGATTTGGTGTGTTAGCTG